TACATCAGGACTATATTGAGGATTACCATATTGGTTCATAAAATTCATTTCTTTACCTTCAAGGTATTCTTCAATCATTTCATGGACTTGAGTTCCTTCCTCACCTGCTTTTTTAACAATGTGTTCAGCAGAATAACCTACTTTTTTAAGCCAGTCCTCAAAAAACTTACCTTTAGGATAATAACCTAAAACATAAGTAATTGATGGATAATATTCTCCGTTTCGTCTATAATAACGAGAGTCTGGTAATGTTATTTGTTTAGCATCATCTGATACTTCTAAGATTCTATTGTAAGATTTTTTTATTTTGCTCATAAAAAGAGTTTTTTCTCAAGTAATCCTGAGAATGTTAAGGGATAAGTTTCTGTAATTGTATCTATAAAAGTTTTAAAACCCATTTCACTTGGGTCCTTATCTTGCATATCTACAAGGTATACTTCTTTACCCTCATTCATAAGATGCTCACAAAACGATAAGGCTTGTTTTTGAGCATCTTTATCAAGGGCAATATATATTTTATCAACAGAAGATTTAACAATCTTCCTCATTAGTTTAGACTGTATATTTTTGCCTAATAACGGTATAACATTTCTTTTAATAGCGATGGCGTCAAATGGTCCTTCGCATAATATAAACGGTAAATCCCAATTAATAAACAACTCAAATGGTATGATGTCGCGTGAGACAGATGGATTCTTATATTTTACTTTAGCCTCTTTTTCAAATGAACGACCTGTAAAATAATTCAATATTCCATTTTCATCATATGAAGGAATGATAACCATGTTTTTATATGGTCCTGACTCACAGTAACCAATATTATATTTAAGTATATCCTCTTCACTTATGTTTCTAGACTTTATATAAGTTAAAGCATGTCTGCCAATAATATCTGATTTCTGGATATTAAGTAATGGTTTAAATTCTTTAGGTAAGTTAAGTTTTTCTGTTGTTACTGTTTCTCTATCTGCTGTTTCTGTCTTAACAATAGATCTTAACTCTAATGAGGCTTCAGGTGATGCTTTAACCTGTTTAAATAATTGATGGATTTTTTTACCACGTCTATCACACACCCAACAATGCCAAGGATTTTCACCCTTTTTATTTTCAGTCATGTTAACCTCTAATTTAGGTTTATGGTGATTACAAAACGGACAATGATAAGCAAAATTCCCTTTCGATGTCTGTTTACCAGTACCTAATACAGAGTTAACTAAGGCAATCAGTGGTTGATTGAGCATAACTGTAATATACTAAGAAACACTTAGATTACCAAGTTAAGCAAAATCTTTAGTAAAGAATTTTCCTAAAATGTTATCATTAAAATAACCTTCAGGATTTTCTAATACACTATATTCAAATAAGTACTTACATTCATAGTAAGTAAGAAGTTTTTTATTAGGAACCAATTGTAGAATTTCACGGGTAAATTCCTCTTGTTTACCTCCTTTTATGAGTTCCATAATTGGTTTAGCAGATCCATAATAAGTTTTCCAGTCCGATTCCTTTACTACCACCTTAGTGGCTGACTTCCTGCCTGGACCTGTTTGTTCTGCTATTTCCTTTTTTGTTAATTTTTTCTTTACATTATGGTAAAGAACTTTTTTTCCAATATAAGCTTTACCTGTTGGTCTATGTTTTACAACATAAATAAAACCAAAGGTATTTTCTGGGAAATCCTCAATTGAGGAATATGTTTTTTTAGTTAATAACCCGCTGTCACTGTCTGTTTGAGAAAACCATTCATTCATAATATTATCTATCTATGTTTATAAGTATTGTAGTGTCTGTTGTAGGTGATGTAGGTAACGGTTGAGATAATTTTCCTATTGCTAATAAGTTTTGATCTTCATCATATAATCCTACTGTTGTAACATAAGGATTAAAATAAGATCCAGTTACAAAATTATAAGGTGTTCCATCAGTTGAGCCTGAGATAATAGAAGGGTTTAGACTAAAATTATATTCATTTTCTCTAATAGTACATTTATATTGAGTTTCATAAATTACAAATGATGAAGAAAAAGAACATGTTATGTTAGATGATGTAACAAAGTTTTGAGCTATAATAGGATCAGTTAAACCATATACTGCTGTTCCATAATCAGCAAAACCATATCCATCATTAGCAGGATCAGTATCGCTTGTTATAATAGCTATTCCTTGTTGGTAAAATATATTACCACAGTATTTATTCTGTTGTTGGTAAATTAAATTACCTTCACCATCATCATAAATTGAACCACTATCAGAAGTTAATCTAAAAGTACCAGGCATTATATAATTACCAAATAAACTTACAGGAATAGATATTACCCCAATTTCAGTACTTGAAGAAATAGGAAAATATTTAGCAAAAGTTAATGATGTTGGGAATGAGTTAGCATATCGTCCTACAGATGAAGTAGTACCTACTAAAACATCACCTGTAGAATCTTTACCAGGAATTAAACTTGATGTTGTTGCTGGTAATCCATAATTAGATCCTGAGTTTACTACATTTCCATAATAAAGCTGTTTAATAGAATTATAAACTAACTCTTGAAATTGAGTAGTAATTTGTCCTGTAGTAGGAGCTGTAGATGGATTAAATAAGGATGTTTGAAGGTTTTTACCTAAATATCTATCTATACCAACATTAGAAGCTGTTAAAGCAGCCGCCCCTTCAAAGGTAAATCCTTTATTTACCTCAAAGGGTGTTACTATAATATCAGAAGATAGAAATTGTTTGTAAGCACTCATTCATTTTAGAAATCTAACTTAACTCTAACCAATGCTTCTTTTGTAAAATCTTTAGGTAAAGGTCTTGACAATTTAGCTACAGCCAATAATTCATTATTATCATTATATAATCCTACAGTTGTAATATAAGTTTGAGGACTATTAATAAATTGGGAATATAATACTTCACCTGTTGAACCTGAAATAAAGCTAGGATTTTCTGAATAGTTAAATTCTGAACTTCTTGGTCTTACAAAGATATAATTTGAGGATATAGTTTCTTCTGAGTTTAGCTTAAATGAAGCTGCTCCAGCTCCTGAACCTGAAATTGCTTTAAATAAAGTAATAAAAGGTAATTCATTAATAGATGAAGTAGCAAAACCAGTAGCTGAACCACTATATGTTAAACCAGCACCACCACCAGCTAAAGGAGCAGATAATGCTAAAGGATTTAAAATAATAGTTCCAATATCTGGTAATAACCAACCATATGAACCGGAATTGAGTGAATATCCATCTGCTGTAGTTGCTGATCCTGTAAATCTTACTCCTGCAGATCCTGAAATTAATTGAAATACTCTTCCAGCAGCATTAAATTGAACTGAAGAAACATAAGCACTATTATCTGTTAAAGATATAGTATTTAATCCTCCTGATATTTTTAATGTTAATGATCCTAAAAGAATTTTTTCTTTATATCTAGCTCTTTCTAATGAAATAGCAAAAAATTCAGAAGATGTAATAGCACCAAAAATAAAGTTAGTATTTTCATCCCCAATTGCTAAATCTTGCCACTGTCCATAAATTGTTGATGAAGGAGAAGCTCCATTTACTAATTGATTATAATTTGTACTTCCACTACCTAAATTATTTCCATAAGTAAGAGCAAATTGAGCTGCTGAGCCACTTAAAGTTGATGCTGTATTATATACATCAATATAAAATTTACCTGAAGTGCTAGTAACTTGTGTTGATGAAGTAAAGAAAGTAGTTAAAGTTGGGTTATTAGTAGACCAAACAACACCTGCTACGGAGTCAGAGCTTATTACAAAATCATCTGCTTCTAATCTTTTAAATGACATAGTCTATATATTAAGATACTTTTTGTACTGTTACAGGAATTGTTAAACGAGCGCCACTGTCTCTACCTTCTACAGTTAATGTAGCATATAAAGCTGTGTTTGAACCAAACAAGGTGTTTATTGTAGTTGCTCTTAAATTAATTGTAGTTCCTACTACTGTTTTAGAAACATTAGTTCCTACTGTAGTTTGAATATTTAACGCTTGAGCTTGTGGAGTATTAATTCCTACACCTTCAAAAGTATTAAATAATCTAACATCAGAAATAGTAGCTGTATATCCACTTGATTCAAAAGTATTACCACCTAAGTAATTTAATGTTTGAGGAGTAATTGCTAATGAAGCACCTTGTTTAATAACAATAGCACTATAACCTAAATCTAAAATAGGCAACTTAGCAGTACCACGAGGTAAAGTAGTTAACTTATATTTCATTACCTGAGTTTCCTGAGGGAATGCTTCAAGTAAAGGCATATTTACAATAGCTTCACCATAGTAAGCGGAACCAGAGGGGTGTGTTGGATTATAAAGTGTATAATCAATTTCATCATCAGCTAAGGAAAATTGAGTAATTCTAAAAGAACCATCATTTCTAGCTAATAATTCTCTTCCTTTTGTTGTTAAAATTGCGTCTACGGTTACTACTGAATTATTTAAGTATCCCATTGTTTATTTCTATTTGTTATAAATATATTTAAATTTAGTTTTTACGATATAATTCCTGCTTTTTTAGCTAAATCATATGGATCATAATTAGGATTAAAATTCTCAGGTACTAAAAATCCTGGATCTTTATATGAAGGTAAAGTGGATGCTACTATATTTGTTTCATTAGGTATTCTTCTAAATATTCTATAGTTTTGATTTAAATATCTTGTAGGTCCAGTATAAATACCTCCTAAAATACTATTAGCTATAGAAGCACTTACTGAAGGAATGGAATTTATGTTTTCACTAGAATCAATAGTTCCAAATTGAACTCTTTGAAGACTGTTATATGAAACATCTAATGAACCAGACATTGAACCGCTTCTTCTAGCATCACCAAACCTAATTATATCTCCGGTTATTAAAGGAAATAAAGTATCAGTATAATCAACATATAAAGCAGCATTACTATTTGGAATAGTATTTCCTATTAATTCTTCTTTTTCAGTGTCATAAATATAAAAATTAAACCCGGGTCTTAATTTATAATTACCAAAACTACCTGTAGGAGAAGAAGTTAAAGCATCTAAAAAGGCATCAGATTGTCCTAATACTGGATCTGTATCAGTATCAGTTAAATCACTTAATATACCAGGTCCTACTGTTCCGCTTCCTGTTGAGAAGAAAGTTCTATAAAAACTAGTTACTAAAACTACTGAAGGATCATATTTGTCAAACACATCAAAACTACCACTAGCTTTACCAGATGTTGAACCTGAAAGCATACAAATTGTTTGGTAATTAGCTCCTCCTTCAATTATAGATACAGATGTATTTTTTTCACCCGCTGCGTAAACAGCAGGTATAATTGATGCAGAAATGTTACTTGGAAAAATATTAGAAACTAAATGTATAGAATTATTTAATTCGTTTAAAGAAATAATTTGAGCTTCAGTATTAACTAAATAAACACCATGAATATTACCACCATTAGGTACTTCAGGATAGGCTGATTCAATATAATCAAAATATAAAAACCAGTTACTATAATTTGAAACGTTTGGTACTTGTGATTCAGTAGAAGGAGTAGAGACTGGATATTGGTTATTTAAAAATATTGAGGATGGTTGTATGTAAATAGGTTTATTAAAATTAGGAGAGGTTGTTTTACTACCTTCATATCTTAAAGTAACATTTCTATAAGCTGTATAGTTTGAATCAGGAATTGAAAATTTAGTTGCTGATCCATCATATAAAGAAGATGAATTAACTGGAAGAATTGAGTTAGAAGAATAATCAACATCCATGTAAAGAGTACTTAAAACTCCTTCAGTAGCGTTATTTTGTAAAGGATCAAGTGAAGGATTAGTCAATTGATATTCTTGCAATAAAACATTACTTGCACTTATATTAGGAGGAAAATTATTATTAGTTAAAAAACTAATAGGATAAAAAGCTTCTTTAATTTCAGTAATAACAGAACCACTGCCTGGAGAGTTTACTGATTGATATAGTATTTTGTTTCTATTATCTACAATACTAATAAAATTACCAGCGGTCATGTTACCATAATTAAAACTTAAATAATAAGTTTTATTATAATCTATTTCATAAGGAATAGGATATTTACTTCCACTTGAAAAAGTTACAGTAGGAGCAAGAGGTAATACTGGTTCTGAATAAAGAGTAGCAATAATTGGTTGATATCCTTCTTCATCTAAATTAATATTAATTAATGAACCACTAAATTCTCCATCAAAAAATTCATTTTGATTTGTTTGAGTAAAAGCTACAGCACCACTTGGAGTTGTATTAAAACCTGTCCAACTTTGAGTAATATTTGAATAATAATTTAATGAAGATGTTTCACCAAATAATTCAGGAACAGTTCCGCCTGATGAACCAGTAGTGGCATACATTGAAATAGACCCAGTGTATTCTGATTGGGTTATTTCTGCTTGTGGTACAGGATATTTATTTCTTTCTAATAAATGTTGTTTAATAATAACTCCAGAAGTTAATGATGTTTTAGCTGGTGACCAGTCTTGAATCATTTTAAATAAAGAGTTATCAAAATATTTAATAAGTCTTATATAATCCCAAATATTATAATTATGAGTATATTTTTCAAAATATGAATTTCTTAAATTATCTAAATCAGGATAAGATTGAGCTGGAGATGTTATTTCTCTTGGGTCTCCTATATAATTTCCAATATTAAGGAAACCTAAAGTTGACATTATATCTTCATTGATTTCATTTTGTGGAGAAAAAGCAACCTCAACATAATCCACATCTCTAGTATATGAAGAACTTATTGGATAGTTTTGTTGAATAGAAGAAAGTGAAGATAATATTTGATTTTGGGGGATATTAGTTTCAATACTGCTAGTAATAGGTAATACTGTATTTTCTGTTTTAACTTTTTCAGATATAGCATTTTGAATACCCGCGGTAAATTGATCAAAATAAAATACTTCTGTATTTTTTATCCAAGAATAACTTCCACTTAGGTAAAAATTACTAGTTCCAACAAATGAAGAAGTAGTAATCCAAGATCCTGTTACTTTTGGATGTGATGAAATTGATGAAGTATATAATTCACCTCCTAAAGTTGCTCTAAATGCTAAATTTTCACTTGACTCAATTGAGTAAGGATTCATTACATAGGCATCAAAATTATTTTCTAGTAAGGGTAAAGTATAATACCTAATTTCTTGTAATGAGCCAGTAAATATTTTACCCGCTAATGAAGAAGATATACCAAAATAAGATATAGTACTATCATTCCAAGAAGTAGCAGCAGATGTCACTGATGATGATGCTTGGAAACCAATAATATTTCCATCTTCACCATTATAATTTTTATTTTTAGCGTATAAAGTATAAACGTTATTATCTTTATTTACTAAAACAGACCACCATCCTCCATTGTAAAAAGGAAAATATATGCTTGCTGATGTGTTTGGAGAAGAAGGATCAGGAGTGAAATCTAATTTAGCATATTGGTTATTAGGATTTATTATTGCACCAGAATATGAACCACTTGTATATCCTGAACCAGTGTAATTAAGAGTTAACTTAATATTTTGGTCTGTTTCCCATAAACTTTGAGAAGCAATACTTGATGTATTTTGGGGTAAACCAGTTGTTTTAAATCTAAATTCTATAGATTGAGGATTATTACTTGTAGCCCCCCAAGTAGAATTTAGTACAAAAGATGAACTTACATAAGCTGATCCACTAGTATAAAAAGCATTATTATACTCATCTTGCCAAAAATCATATGTGTTAGAGTTTTTATCTTTACCCCCAAATTCATTAACTCTTAAAACAGTATCAGGAATACCATAAATAGTTATTAATGTTTTTAAACCTTCTATAGTACCTTTTTTCTTAAGTAAGTAAGGTAAGTTGTGATATATACGTTTATAAATTTCTTTATTTAAATCATCTACAGGAGATAATGAAGATGTTGAAGAAGCTGTAATAAACGTATTAATATATTCTAAACCAATTGGGGTTGGCAATGTTGTAGAAGCATCAGGAATGTTAAATAAACTTCCTGAGTTGGTAAAGCCTAAAAGTGATGAATATAAATCATTAGATGAAAAATTATTTTGGTATATTTTAATACCTAAATCTCTTAAAACATCAGTAATTAAATCCTTAGAAATACCATAATTTAATCTATTATCAGCATTATATTTTTCAGTTACATTTTCTATATAAAGATATAGATTATCAAACATTTGTGCTAACATTTCAACAAATAATTCATACTGTGAATTATCTGAATCTTCTTTTATGTAAGCTGGAATAGTATTTACTAAAGCATTATCATTATTATCATCATATAATGAAGCACTTAATGATTGAGTTGTAAAGAAAGCTAATCCAGTTACTGAAGTAGTACTAGCATTTATGTAAGGAGGGAATGAATTTGTTTTAGGCCATGCTTTAGAACCTGATTCGTAATAAAGATAATATTCATAACTATCAAAATTAGTTATAATTTCATCTATTTTGTTTTGCCAAATAATATTACTTGAAGAAACATAATAGTTGGTTGTGGTACCTGATGATAAAGAAGCACTAGATTGATAGGTTTCAATTAAAGCTAGTTTATAATAAAAATTTTCTAGTCTTGTTTGTGCTGAAGATAAGTAGATAAAATCAGAATAGTCAGTATAGTCAATATTGATTTCTATACCTTTTTCAGCTAATAAACTGTTTATTTGATATAAATAACTTCCTGTTCCTTGTGTTGAAGTATTTTTTGATAAACTAGTATAAGAAGAATAAGGTGTTGTGTTATTAATTTGGTCTTTTAAATTAATATTAAAATTAGGACCTTTTAATTTAATATTTTCATCTTCTAAACTAAATGATATAAAAGAACTAATATTATAAGCAAGAGATTCTGCTATTTTTTCTACAACCCAACATTCATTTTTTAATGAAAATTCTAATGGAAGGGGTTCATATAATTTTATTAGAACAGTAGGATCATTAGGATTAGAAGTATCTAATAAAACATTGTTTGCTATAACAAGTAAATTAGAACCAAAATTTAAATAAAAATCTAAATAACTTCCTGTTGAATTTTGAATTTGAGTAGCAAAATCATTAGTAGCAGATATTACTTCTTCATTAGGAATAGAAGTAGTATTTAATCTTATTTCGGTTCTGTCTGATGAAATTTCATCAATATAATATTTGTTTAAGACTGATGAACCTAGTTTATTAGAAAAGAAATTATATAAAACATTATATTCTCCTTCACCATATCCTTGAGATTTTAAATTATCTACAGGTTCTAATGATAATTGGTTATCTATAATTGAATAATTAGGATATCCTATTTCATTAGAAAATAATATATTATTATTTAAGTCATATATAAAATATTCAATATGATCTTTTTGGGGATCAAAAATAGTCTCAAAAGTATTTGAATTAATTAAAGAAGTATCATTAGATGAATATTCCTGAAATTCAAATGTATTAGGATCTAATGGTTGTATGTTGATTATTTCTTCCATTTATTATATACTTCCTGAGATTATTTGTTGTTGGAGGTCAAGATTTTCTTGTCTTAGTTGAGTAATTTCATCTATTAATGCTTGAAGAGTATCGTCTTGAGTATTTGTAGAACCAATGTATTCTTGACTCGTTTTTATAAGATACTCATGAGAGTTTGTTTCTCCAAGTTTAGGTATTTGGAAAAATATTTCTTGGTAATTAGAAAAAAATTCAGCAACAGAAATTGAAGGGATAGATTCTTGTGTAGGAAGTGGGGGTTGTACTAATTGTGTAAAAGAAGTATCAATTACCTTTTGGTATTGATTTTTATTATATAATTCTTTATTTAAATTAACCTTACCCATTTGCTACTTTAAAAATATAATTATCATCAAATACTATTGTTGAATTATTTATTGTTGTTTGAATTAAAATTTTATAATATCTTTCAGGTTCTAAACCATTCATATATAAAGTGAAAAAGCTTCCAGATGAGTCACAACTTATTTTTGTATAAGTAGTATCAAAATCAATTACAAATTCATCTGTATCTAAATCTTTAACAGCATAATAAGATGATGTAGGTAAAACATAATTAGTTGTATACAAAGAACCAGTTTGCCATACTCTTGGAGGATATGTAGGTCTAGCATTTACTCTAAAAATATTTACACTTTGACTATAGAATAATCCAGGATTGTCACCTAATGTTAAAGTAGCTGT